TAATGCCAAGCAGAAGTTTTTCAATTTTCCGTACTGGGTCAGTAGCGCCTGTTCCAACGTTTACGCCAACAGTGACTTCATTTCGTAACAAGTCATCCATCTCAGGGCCGGAGAATCTTTGATAAAATCCTGGTTCTTCCTTGTTTTGTTCTTCGGCTCGATTGGTCGCAACCTCCAAAACAACTTCATCTGTTTCGTAGTACTGCTCAAGACGAACTAGTTGCATAAGCACGGGTTCAATCCATGTCTCTGCAAATGTGCGAATCATGTATTCAATAATTGAGTTCGCGTTATTGGTTAGCATTTCCATTCCGCCAACCGTTTCATTCATCATTCTGTTTGTCTGAACAGTTCCTTGGGAAAAGTTTCCTGCTATGTCATCAAAATCAACATTTAGGCGATCTTGCTCTTCATAACTTGATCCGGTTACATCTGGGGTATTAACAATTTGGACATCACTTATCGGATCGTCCATCATTACCGAACCGCCCGGAACGCTTCTCTTCAAAGAATGAATGTCTATGTTTGCACTGCGGCGGATGTGATAGCGTTTATTTAAAACAAGTTGGACGTTGTCGCTTCGTTGGTTCGCAATATCGTTAGCGGCAGTTTGTAAATCTTGAGTTAGTTCAACCAAAGAAGTCGGGTAGGTTCTATGCGCCTCGATAACGGTTGAACCCATTACATATGGGCGCTCTCCATCTCGAAGATGGGGATAAACATCTCTTAACGGTTTTGGGGAACTGAGCATATGCTGAGTTCCTGCTGTGTAGTAAATCCAGTCTTTACCGTTTTTTCTAACAATATTTTTGTGAATGAATATTGTCTGATATTCTGATACTGATTCTTGTCGATCTACTAACGGGTCTTGTCGTTTTCCTTGTCGGGTTTGACGAGTTGAATCAAATTCTGTTCGTTTAGACGATTCTAAAAGTTGACCAATTTTTAGACGTTTCCATTTTGGATCACCAGTCTTAGGGTCTATAGTGTCCATTTTCTCCAATACATCAGATAGATACATTGGAATAATTTCAATTACAAAGGGAGAGGTTCCTACAGGATCAAGCCAATCAGCCGCCGGATCAATTCGAAAGTTTTCAGATGCAACAAGTCGCACAACCGGATTATCTTTAACGACCCTAGTTTCTTTTACCTCGTCAACAAGAGGCTGTCCGGTTTCACCAAGAACTTGTTGACCATACTGATCAAGAACCTCTCTTTCTGTTGTGATTACCTCTTCTTTGTAGTCCCAGTACTGATGAGAAATAACTGATCCAAAAACCAGTGACTCTTGATACGCGCCAACTAAGGTTTGAAACCAAGGAACTGATTTAGTCAGCCTGTACTGAAGCAAATGTTTCAGTATCGTTGCAGATGCGCGTTGATTCTCATCCGAATCATTTTGCGGGTACACTGAAACAACATCTTCAGTCGCAAAAAAGGCCGCTGTTACTGCGGCCTCGTTGGTTCGAATCGCGGATCGCGTTTTTGGCCTAAATAGCCTTGACCGATGCTGATATTGTGAAGAATGATATTTTGATCCAGTCGGATGTTGAGACTGAAATAAAGATATGTTTCGATCCCACTGCCTTCTATAGTTTGCATCTAAATAAGACGTAGAGGAATCGTAAGCGTCCTTAGCAAGTGTTAGCCACGGAGATTTCTCCTCTTCTAAATTGATAGGGACATCTTCATTCATCGAATTTTGCCTCGCCCATAGCATTGCGCTCTATCGTTTGAAGTTCTGCTTCGTTCGCTCTTCCACGGGAAACTTTTGCGCGTTCTAGTAATTCGCCTGCCCAATTCATTACGTTGTTGTAATCAGCGTCAATTTCATTGATGCGAATCCACATTCCGTACTTCATTGACAATGCCTCGTTCCAAATTGCAAGCATGGAGTAGTCATTGCTTGGGCCAACTGCCCACGCATGACCGGGGTAATGCTTCTCAAGAACTTCCGCGACATTTTTAACAAGGCTAATAATCGCGGCCTCTTGCATCATACTGCCCTTATGGGCATCGACTAAAACTTTCATCCAAATACCGCGTACAAAATAAGAATAGAAATTGCAAAAATAACAACGGCTTTTGCCCGTGGGTTTTCAGCAATAAAGTTAATAATTTTTTCTTTCATTTTTTTGGCCCGTAAGGTCTGTATGGATTTTCGTAAAGTGTTTTTTGTGGAAAGTTGTAAACCTTGATTGGTTCTTCAACACCCTCAGCTCGATCACAAAGTTCTTTCCAGTTGTAAACTCTGTGTTTAGTTTTTTCTTTTTTGGTTGTCATTAATGAACCGTATGCTCGTTCTCGTCATCGAGAACTGATATGGTCTCGTAGACAAGGTTGTGAATTAACTCGGTCAATGCATGAGTGATTGGCAACTCTTCAATTTCTTCAAGACTGTTGTCGTAAAAATTGGCAAGAAAATAAACTGCTAGTTCACTTGGCGTTAATTGCTCTTCTTTGTAATCTTCCATATCAATAAGCCGGAATTGCCTCTGGTTCCAAGTCATCTTGGAAAATTGTTTGCGGCGGACTTGCTTCAATGTCATAAATGCGAGACATTGCATCCAACATATCAACGTGAACCGCAGGAAAAAGGTTGTACTCGTTGTCAATCATTCTCTGGACAAGGTCGTACACGCGATTGTTTTCGTCTTTTTGTCTAATTGGACGAACAATTAACGAGCCATCTCCCTGCTCAAATGCTCTTTTCTGATTTGAGGTGAGAGATTCTGAAGAAGGGGCCAAGAAGAAACGCCAGTTCTCAAAGTCGGGCTGTAATCTTTGTACGCGATCCCGTTTAGAACCCGGCCCTTCTCTCGGCCAAGCCAATTCTTGGATTGGAAAATAGTTGTTTTCTATTTTCATCATTTCGTTGAAATGCTCGATATCGGAATCTTTACCGTATCGCTCATAACCAACTTTTACTGTTCTAACTCCCGGCTGACGAATCCACTTTGTTCGAAGTTTAGAAAGCGTTTGCCATCTTTCAGACAAATTTAATCTGTGGCAGATTCCATCAAGGAGATACTTATTGAATGCATGATCAATCCCAATAATTGCGATTGCCGTGCGATCAGAAGAGTTCTTTTTAGAGTGTGCCGGATCGCAAAGGATGTAAATATTTAAAACCCTTGGCCTTATTTCCACTCTACGAATCCACTCAGGATCAAATACTTGATCAGACCCTGCAATTGGATTCTGTAACATTTGACAAGCCAAAACGTATTGGCCCATCGACATCTTCTTTTTACTCCATTCCTCTTCTGACAAGAGTATTGGCTCTCCGTCAGGCGCCCCACTCTTCGTCGCGGGATATATCCGAGTCTCTGTACCTCGATCTATTAACTCTCGGTAAGTATCTGCGTAGTGGTATCGGGTTCCGATATACCACTCTCGGTTCGCGCCGCCGGAAAGGTTTTGAGACAGGTCTAAAGATTCTGTCGTTTTTGAAATCTGCTCGGGCGTGTTTACCGAGTCTCTGGTTACAACATCGTCGTAAATTCGTAAATCGTAGTGACGGGATATGGGCTGTCCATCGACTAAACCCCACGCTTCAACAGTCGCCTCTTTTGGGTTTGATTTTCTTTTGACAATAATTCCCGCATCTTCGCCCCATTGAGGTGACTCCTGTCTTGGGTTGGCGTAACAAATATCAGGGAACAAGTCTCTGATGAACTCGTTGACTTCGAATTCGCGTTTAATTTGTTTTAAGAATCCTTTGGCAATTGGTCTTGTATGCGAAAAAATGCCAATCGTAATATTAGGGTTCTTCAGAATCTCTTGTATCGTTCCTGCGTAAGTAATGATCGTAGACTTATAGTGACCACGCGCCCACAGGTCTAAATGACCATCAGGATTTCGCTCTACCTCTCGACATCTTTCGTAAAGCCAAGGGTGAACAGCATCTTTTCTGTTTAAGACAACAACCAAAAGGAACCATCGATCTATTTTGCATAGTTCCCGGATGATTGCTTTATCAAAATTTTTCTCTAAAAGGTTTTTATAAAATAGTCCGCTTTCTTCGAGTGTTGCTTTTGGTAAATATTCGGATGCTTTTGTAATGAATTCTTCGCGATTCATTTATAGTTGTTTTCTCTGAACCAAATTGTGAAACATTTTTTCTCTCCTTCACCGACTGGCATTCCGCCATGCAGTGAGTCAGGATGCGGGACGCTGTAGTCTTCTCCCACATTGCTCCACACTAATAAACGACCACGTCGTGGTTTAATATCTATACCGAGCGTTGGAAATGAGGTCTCTCCTCCGTCATAAAGGTCGTTTAGATACCCCATAACGGTATAAACTCTTTGACCGCCTTTCCCGTAGTGCGTCCAGTCACTTTTAGACTTATCAAACGCATCAAAATGAGGCTCGTATTTTTGGCCTTTTGAGTAACTTAATAGTTGAACGTTCTCTGCGTTGTCTAAATTTTTGCCAACAAAATCAGCAATTTTGATGCACAGGCCATATAGTTCTGGGGTTTCGTTATGCGATACCCATCTTCTAAGACCTGTTCTTGAATCTATCTTTTCGCCAACACCATCTTTTGTGCAAACAGTCGAATCTTCCATGACTTTGTCTGCGTATAAATTAAGAAGATCGTTTACTTGTGCATCTGAAATAAAGTTATCAAGAACAGTTATCCCGATTTGTCCAATTACAACGGTTTTCCCTGCGGATACAGGAGTCACTACTGTCCTCTAGTGCCTCTGCTCGATAAATTTCTTTGTTCATTTAAAGGCGGCGCAGGAGTTGCATTCACTCGTTTACTCTCAGGAAACTTGTTTGCATATCCTTGGTAAGCGGCCCCGCTATATTGATCAGGCGACCATCCAAGTTGCTTTGCTCTTGCAGTCCATTGCTCTTGCGACTTTTGTGGCCCTATTGATTTTGGGCTTGCAGGCGAAGGCGGAGGCGCGGGTGATGACATGGACTGCTGAGTGTATTGAGAAGCGGGTTGAGAAGCGGGTTGAGTAGAGGGTTGAGAAGCGGGCTCTGGAGTTGGAGAGCCAATTGTTTGATCTGCCACTTCAAGTTCTTGCACTTCTACTTCTGCAACTTCCGGTTGTTTAAATTTATTCCAATATGACCAATCAACTTGAATACCAGATGGCAGTTGTGACGAATAATTCTGAACACCTTCTGCCATCGCGGTTGAAGCATTTGGAAATGCTTTTCCTGTGATTGGGTCATAGACAACACCCTCGACCTGTTTCTGTCGCGCATTAGCGTATGCGGACGGCCTAGTTCCAATAGATTTTTTGCGAACCTCGGTTTGGCTACCTGAGTTATTAGCGCTTGAGGAATCGTTACTTACCGCAACCGCATTTGCTTTTTGAGCAGTTATTTCTTTAAATCGCTTTAAAAAATCTGGTGAGAACATGGCTAGACCTGTATCTTTTTTAACGTTTCTGATCGTAACGCTTCAATTTGTTTAAACGCTCGTTCAGTCGAATCTTCCATTGCGCTAACAGTCTCAACATATTTAAGAGCATTTTTTACGGATGGGTCGTCTTCAATGTTTTTATACTTCTTAGGCTTTCCAACATACCCAACATTTCTGCCTTTAGGTGATACGTTAATTTTCAAATTACATTCCCCCCAGAATTTTTGGGTTTTTTGGTTTTGATTTTTTGGTTATAAGCCCTTTGTTGAGAGGCTTTAACAGCGACATGGACATCTTTATTCCAACTGCCCGCCCCGAACTTTTTCTCGTAGTCTCTCTTGGCTCTACCCATTGACATCCCCGGAGAAATTCCTCCTCCTTCGCCGGAAGTCGGGTTGATAAATCCATATTTTTGAACAAGGTCGTCAATGGTGCTTTGATTTGCAAAATCTCCGCCGTAGTTCTGTTGACCTTTAGCGTCATCTCTCAGTTGCCTGTGCATATCCTTTGTCCAAGTTCCGCCCGCGTCTCTAACTGATTTTGCGGCGCGGCCCATCATTCCTGCGGCGGCAAATCGTTTTGCTTCATCAGAAAACTGATAAGAAGGTGATTCTGGCTCTGGAGTTGGTTGTGTAGTTGGTTGTGAACTTCCACCGCTACTGTTTGGGTTGCCGACCGTTTGATCTGTCACGGTCAAAGGCTGTACTGGAGGAGCAGGCGGTGGAGACGGTTGTGCAAACTGGTTCCAGTAAGACCAGTCCACATTCATTCCGGCAGGAATCTGATAAGTAAAATTACTTACTCCAGAAGAAATAGCCG